TCAAGCATTTTGTAGTACCATATCTATGCCTGAAAGAACAGCTGTTAGTAAAGAGATAAAACATAATGGTCCTAAACGTAAGTTTGTTTATGATTATTCATCTCAACCAATTACAGCATCATTTTATACAGACAAGTTTTTAAGAGAGAGATCATACTTTGAATTATGGCAACAGTGTGCTTTTTCAACTACTACACACAATTATAATTTTTATGACAATTATGTTTCTGATGTAAATATATTTCAATTAGGACAATTTGCTTCAAGGCAAGAACGAGATGACGTTACTTATGCTGTAAAATTATTTGATTGTTATCCTAAAACAATAGGTCCTGTATCGTATAGTCACGCACAATCGGCTGAAGTTCAATCTTTTGATGTTACGTTTGACTTTAGATATTGGATTAATTACTTTATTGATAGAGCAGGTAATGTAGAATTAGGTCAATCAAACTTTAGAGATGCTACTGTTAAACAAGCTGGTGGTTTGTTTGGCGGTTTATTAGGAAAATTACCACCAGAATTAAGACGAGCTGGTCGTGGTGTAATAGAAGATTTGAGAAGAAGAATACCTATCGGCAGAGCAACTGGCGGAAGAGTATTCCCACCATTCAAAATACCACCACTAAATATATAAAAATTAAGGAGATAATATTATGGCTTTACCAAAAATTGAAACGCCTACTTATGAATTGACTTTGCCATCACAAGATATACAAGTCAAGTATAGACCGTTTCTAGTAAAAGAAGAAAAGATACTTTTAATGGCTGTCGAAACAGGCGGTCAAAAAGAGTTAGTACAGGCAATTACTGATATAGTAGGAGCGTGTACTTTTAATAAAATCGAAGCAAGAAAATTACCTATATTTGATTTAGAATATTTGTTTTTACAGATAAGAGCTAGATCAGTAGGTGAAATTGCTACATTAAAAATTTTATGTCCAGATGACAACCAAACTTATGCTGATACAGTAATTGATTTAAGTAAAGTAGAAGTTCAAGTGGACGATAAACATACTAATAAAATAATTGTTGATGAACAAAAAAACTTGGGTATAGTATTCACATATCCTACTATTGATAGCGTTCCTCTAGCTGCTGGCGAAGAAATCAAAGCAAATACAAAAACTATATTTTCAGTTCTTGTAAGTTGTATAGATCATATCTTCGAGGGAGAGAAAGTTTATCCTGCTAAAGATAGTACAACTGAAGAATTAACCGAGTTTTTAGAAAATTTATCACAAAAAAACTTTGATAAACTTAAATTATTTTTTGAAACAATGCCTAAACTTACACACGAGGTTGAAGTAGAAAACCCTATTACTAAAGTGAAAAGTAAGGTATCATTATCAGGAATACAAGATTTTTTCGGATCTGCCTCTCCCATAACAGCCTAGAGGCTTATTTTGAAACTAATTTTGCTCTGATGCAACATCATAAATATTCATTGAGTGAGATTGAATCTTTAATGCCGTGGGAACGTGATATTTACGTTAATTTACTCACAAAATATATCAAAGAAGAAAACGAAAGAAGATCAAGGGAAGCAGAGAGGCAAAAGTATAATGGCTGACAATAAAGAAGATATTAGGGTAGTAGAACCTAAACAAAAGATAAGTGTCGATTTAGAAGTTGACACTTCAATAAAAGACTTGGGTGTAAACCCATATGCAAAACTAATACATCTAGCAAGAGCAGTTGATAGTTGGAGAATATTTCCAAGAGTATTCATATCAACATATATTTACTTACTATACAAAGTAGTAATATGGTATATGAATTTATCTAGTCCTACAATGGAACAAAGTGGTTTAGTATCAATCGTTGTTGGTGCTGGCGCTGCTTGGTTCGGTTTATATACAGGAAGTAGAGCAAAATCAGATAGTAAAAAATAATGGCTGAACAGATAAAAGCACAAGTTACAGAAATAGCAACTACATTGACAGATGAAATGGCTAGCAGATTTGCTGGCGTAATGAAAGCTGTTATACCAGATGTTACTAAACCTTTAGCAAAAGCAGCCGAGAGGTTTCAAAATGAATTAGTCAAAGGAAGTGGTAGAAATGTAGAAAAAGCATATGTTGAACTTCAAAGTATTTTAAAAAAATTTGATGTGCAATTATCTGATTTAGGAGAAGATTTTAAAAAAACAAGTGACGCTTTAGAAGCAGTAGAAAAAAGTAGATCAAAAGCTTTAGAAGAAGTTGAAAAATTAAGAGAAAAAAACATTGTTGCTGAAGCAAGATTTATACCTAATATTAAAAACAATCAAAAAGAATATAAAGCTATAATATTATCTGATAAAGAATTAGTTGAAAAAAGACAATTATTATTATTAAAAGAACAGGCTGCTAAAAATAAAGAAAGAGAGTTATTAGAAGATTTAAGGAAGTTTCAAAAAGGTGAAGTTAATTTAAATAAAAAAGAAAGAGAAGTTTTAACAGATCAAATATTAGTTGCTCAGTTAGAAGCACAAACAGTACAAGAAGAAAAGAAACTATATGAGGGCAAAGGTGGTCGTTTTGATACTCGTATAGGTGGATTTTTAGATGACTTTGAAAATGCTGTAAATGAAAAGGCTCCTGACTTTTTAATACCTGTAATACAACCTATCATAGATATAGCAAGACAGTTTCAAAAAACAATTTCATTATTAATAGATGGTTTAACATCTACCGCTAAATTTGTAGGCAAATTTTTACCTGAATCATTTAAAAAAGGATTTGCTGATATGTTTGGCAGTCTTAAAAAAACAGTAGGTGGTTTAATTGGTACACTAGCAACATTTGGTAAAAGAATTGTTTTAACAGGTATTACTATGTTGGCTGCTATTGTAGCACCATTATTACCATTATTAGTTCCTTTACTTAAATTTGCCGCTGTTGTAGGTCTTGTAGTAGGTGGATTAATGTTACTTAAAAAAGGTTTTGACGCATTAACTAACTGGTTTAAAAATTCTTGGTTAGGTAAAAAGATATTTGGTGGTGATAAAGAAAAAGAACCTAAAAAAGGTAGTGCTGGTGATATAGCAGGTGAGGCTGCTATGTTTGATGATGGAATGACTTATACTAAAAAAGAAAAACCTAAAGTTATTGCTAAAGAACAAGAAACTATGTCTTTAGAGAAAAAACCTGCTAAAGTAGTTGCTACTACAGACGAAGAAAAAGACGCATTTGGTGATACAAAATTTGAAGCATATATGCAAGATAAAGAAATGGACGCATATATGAAAGGTGAAGAAACAACCTCTATGAAGAAAAATAGAGTAAGACAAGAAACAGAAGCATTAAGAAAAGAAAAAATCTATGGTGATAATGAAGCTGAAAATAAAATTATGGATTTAGCTGAACAAAAATATGGTGGTTATGATGTTGGTTACGAGAAAGCAAAAGCAGAATTATATCCTGAATTAGCAGCAAAAGAAAAAGAATTAGAAGCATTAATTAAAAAAGAAGAAGAAGAAAAACTAGCTGCTAAAAAAGAATTTGTTGAAAGAAAAGTAAAATCTAAATCAACTAAAAAAGTTACAACTACAGAAACAGTTACAGGCGGAAAAGAAACTGTCACAAAATTAGATGATGCTACAATGAAAAAAATGGATGACAGAAACAAAATTTACGGTGAATATGAAGATAAAATTTATGCTTTAATGGATTCTCCTGAATACAAAAAAATGGGTAAAGATGAAAGAGTGGCTGCTGTTGTTGCTTTAGAAAATGAACGTAACAAGTTAATGGGTGAACCACCACTAAAAGAATTTCAAATACAGACAATTAAAAATGGTGTAGAATTTGAGATGAAACAAGAAAAGAAAATTATGTCAAAAGACCTTAAAAAAGATTTAACATTACCTGCTGATCAAACAGGTGGTCAACCAGTCGTAATCAATAATGTAACCGCACCTCAAAACGTAGCCTCATCATCTACTCAACAAGTTATATCAGCAAATGCTGCTAAGAGTAATGATGATACCTTCCTTAATTTAAATAGACACGTATAAAAAAAGGGCGCCTATTACTAGGCACCCTTTAAAGTTAGAAAGCGAGAGAGAAAGATTAATCTTCTTCCGCCAATTTACTAAAGTATGACAAAGTATCATCTTCGTCATCATCACTTGTCGGTGAAGATTTGACTTCCTGACTTTTTACTGAACCGTTGGTCTTCGGTGGGAGGTCTGTAGATTCAACAGTTTCAGTTTTTCGTGTTCCTGAAATTACCCTATTCAGTTTCTCTTTAAGTTCCTCATAGGTTTTAAAATTACTAGGATCAACGAAAGGTTTTAGAGCATATTGTTTTTCCCATACTGATTTGATTTTATCATCACTATCAGCAACGGCAGAAACACCCTCAAACTCGGATTTATCATAGTTCCAATAACCATCAACTTTTCTGATTTTCAGTTTAAAGTTAGCACCTTTCCAAAAATCAAATGGGTTAATTGGTTTTTCATCTTCAAACGCTGGGTTCATTGTTTCAGCAATCTTATCAAATATCTTTTTACCGAATTTAAATAAGAAAACTTTACCTTCGTTTTCTGGATGTTTAGGATCAGATACTACTAAAATATTAGAGTAGTATGATAATTTTCTTTTTCTTTTTCTAGCGATTTCTTTATCACTATCAACGCCTGTATTCCATAATCTAGTATTTTCTTCACTAACAGGATCTTTTTGATTTAAAGTTGTTAATGAGTTCTCAATATACCAGCCACCTTTATCTTGGAATGCGTGTGACCAAACTCTTTGCCAAGGCATTTCTTCATCTTTAGAAGCAGGTAAGAAACGAATAACAGCATAGCCGTTACCAGTTTTATCTAACTCTGGTTTCCAAAATCTATCGTCTTGGTATTTGTTCTTGGTATCTTTTTCTTCGGGATTGGCGTTTGCTTCGAGTGCCTTTGTAAGTTTATCAAAGTTTGAAGCGGATGATTTTAATGTTTCAAAATCCATATTTGTATTCTCCTTATTATTGTATTTGTGTTACCTGTATTATTCGGTATCATTTTTATTTATAAGACTTTTATGTTTAAAATATTCTTTTAACCATTTTTTCTGTGGTGTATTTTTAATTCTATTTTGTATTCTCTCACAAAATGAAACTATTTTATCACATAATCTGTATATAAAATTATCAAACATATTAATACTAATATATCATATATTGTCTATAAAGTCAAGCGCCTTTTGAGTTCTTTAAAGTCAATATAATTCAAATTTTTCACTTTACCTTGCCACTCTAAAACTGGTCTATTTACCAAATCATCTACATAAATCGCATTTTTTCTATCTTCTACTATTTCATTTACCTTAAAGAAATTTACATTTTCATACTCTAAAAACAACTGTCGCCATTGGTCTATCCAGTTCACAGACGGTATAGCACCTTTTTCAGGCGGTCCGTAACACTTTGTACCCTTATAAACATTATTTAACTTACCGTTTTTACTATTTAAATCGTGTCCTATTAGATAAACTTCATCTGGTTGTTCTTTTAAACAAGCAACTAAACCACTGGTTGAACCAGCAGCCCAACCTCTATCTTTTGGTTTTACAAGTTCTGATATATTTTTTGCTTTATCATCATCTCGTACCCAAGTCGCATATACACCTGTGTGATCTATATTCTTATTTTTAATCTCTTTGTTCTTTGTAATAACTTTAATTTTACCAGCCAAGTTTACACCGTGAAATACATATTGTGTTTCATTTGTTCTATTATTTTTTATAAAAGAACCAAACTTTTTTAAATTTTGTTCTATTTCATTTTTATCAAGTGTACCAAAAACTGTTAATTCATATGTTTCACCAGGTAATCTATTCCACTCTCTAAAATAAGTTTCATTGTTATAACAATATCCGCTTTGATATATCTCGTGCATTATAGCGTGGTCAACAGCAATTAATACATCTGGTGTAAAATCTCTATAAATGGCATTACAACCATATATTTTACCGTGAGGTCTTAATGTTTCTAAATCAAAGTCTTTACGGCTTTCACCATTACCTATACAAAAGACTCTTTTCATTTAATAACTTCTACTTCACTTTCAGTTTCTATTACGACACGAGCACCACAAGACAAAAGAGGCTTATCATTACCGCCATAAACCACTTTGGATGGTCCGTGAATAGCCACTTGATGGCAATAAACATTCTTACTACCTTGCTTAATCGTAATAACTGGATCGTTTCTTTCATTTTTCTTATTACTCCTTATCACGTGTTGGTTGACGTGAATATATGTTTTTTTCTTTTTCATTTGTTTAAAAATACATCTTTCATAATCATCTTACATTCAGTTTCATTAAACTTAATAAAAGGTTTTAATCTGGCAATCGTAGATGAGATTTTAGTCCATACAACTTTCTCGGTAATCTCTTTATCCCAATTTTTACTAAACGATAAGAAGTGGTTAAGAACGATTGTGGTTTGTAACGATATTGTTTTTTGAAGAAATAATCGTAAAAGTCTAGGATGTTGTCCATTATGGCAAACGAAACCATCATCAAAAGAAATATTATTAGAAAGAAAGTCATCATTAATCCGTAAGCAATCATTCCTAAAATGATAGGTAAATGCTTCTTTACGTTTTTTATAATCCAAATAAACATCTCTACCATCTCTTTGTAAAAGATTACCAACCCATCCCTTGCTATCTGTAGCAAAGTTAGCAACAAAGAAATCAAGTATATCAGTTTGTTCATATTGTTTGCTCAGTTTGTGAAAAAAGTATCTATCATTTCTTTTAGTAAATGTTTCTAACTTACAATTAACCTTTCCTTCATATTTATGATAGTCATAATCTTTTGAGGTAAAGTGTAATTTAACTGCCAAATATATTTTATAAACTTCAAAACCACCATACATACTACTGACTCTTAAAATGATTTATTAAAAATTCTTTTATTTGATTCATATATTCAGGTTTACATCTATTTAAACCATTGTTTTCAAATCGTGTATTGATAACTATGTTATCAGGAAAATAATCTTTTGTGTTATCTATTCTATCTACCGAGGGTGCTAAAGGATAATGTACTTTAAACACATCATACGGATCAATAGGTATTTTTAAAAAATCAGATAGCCCATTTTGTTTTTCAAACTGTCTTTGTATATCGTGTTCATCAATAGCAACTTCTTTTATTCTTCTCATCACTTGACCAGATTCACTGAAAGTTTTACTACTTACATATTGAGTACCTTTTACATTATCTAAAACCTTTTTAAATGGATTTTTTAATCTACTCATACAGGAAGTTTGCCACTTTTACTTTCTTTTAAAAGTCGCTTTTCGATTGCTTCTATTTTGATTTTTTCTTTGAGAGATTTTGATATTAAAGGATTTACAGTACCAGTATCAATATCATTTTCATTACAATATAAAACAACAGCATCCATATAAGAACACCTTTTTTGTTTTACAAATTCTTCTATTTTAAGACTAAATTCTTTTGAGTTCATTTATATAATATATCATACTTTCACTAAAAAGTAAAGGGCGGTTACTTCCGCTAGCTTTCACCGCCCATTGTACTATTACTGTTGTATTAGTAACAATAATAACCAAATTAAAGTAATACTTGGTATAGAACACATCAATATCAAGTTTTTATATTTCTTCAATTTTTTTACTTTTTTCTTTCCGTAAGTGATGTAATTCCACTCACATTTATTATACGGTATCATTATTACGCTTTCTTATTAAGAAAAGGGTAAAATGCTTTTACATATTGTTGATATGCTTCAGCATATGGTTTAGTTACTTCTAAACCTTTTTCAATGTTTTCCTGTATAGTTTTATTTACATCACCGTTAGTTACAAAGTCGTTAAACTTCTTTGCTGTTTCAATGATGTCGTCAGCAGATACAGTAGGAGCTTTAAACTCTTGTACTACTTGATCGCCGTCTTTTTTGATTGAATATTCATACTCTTTTATTTGAGCATTGAAATTGAAGTCTGCTAATTGTTTAGCTAGACCTAATAGATCGCTTCTGATTTCAAAAGCGTTTTTAGTTGATGTTGCCATAATTTTCTCCTTTGTGTGTGTTTGTTTATAGCGTATTTATTTATGCCTGTTTGTTTTATAGGAAACAGGCAAACCTATATTAGGCAGCCTTATAGGCGTCTAAAGTCTTTTGAAACTTACCAGCGTGTGATTTTTCTGCTTTTGCTAGTGTTTCAAACCAATCAGCGATTTCATCAAAACCTTCTTCTCTTGCTGTTCTTGCCATACCAGGATACATATCGGTGTATTCGTGTATTTCGCCTTTGATAGCAGATTGTAGATTTTGTTCGGTACTACCCATAGGTTCACCTGTTGCTGGGTCACCTACTTCTTCTAGGTATTCTAAATGACCGTGTGCGTGACCTGTTTCGCCTTCGGCAGTTGATCTGAATACTTGTGCTACTTCGTTAGCACCTTCAATATCTGCCTTTTGAGCAAAGTATAGGTATCTTCTATTTGCTTCTGATTCGCCTTGAAATGCGGCTCTTAAATTGTCTGATGTTTTTGTTCCTTTAAGACTCATAATAACTCCATATTAAACGCCTGTTTCTGTTACTAGGTACAGGCAAACCCATTACGGCTTTATGCCGCTAAAGCGTAACTTTCGTTAGCATTTATAAGTTTGACATTACGTTGTCAGCGATTAAACTCCAGTAACTTTTAGTAGCAGTCGAATCTAACTCACCCCCTCAAAGCACACCTTATGTGTTTTAAATTGGTGGAGGTGGTGGGAATCGCACCCACGTCCTCACTAGTTATTGAATTACCTTCAACGTCTAATTCTTTTTTGATGTTTCAAATGTCCTTTATGACTTCCCATATAATAATCACCTGGTTCATAATCCCAGCACTTACCGTGATGACCTCTTATGTCTGCCCAAAACATTCTCAATTTTACTATCAAAGTTCTAAATAATGTTCTTCTTGCCACTTTTTTTCTTTTATATTCCTTTTTTCTTTTCAGCTTTTAATGTACTTTTATTATGAGTATGAAACAAAATACAAGTTTCTTGTACACCTGGTATATCAACTGTCACTAACACTTGGTCATCATTTTCATAATAAGTTACCATATAAACTGGTTCACCATCAGGTTTACTGCCTGATCTACCTAGACTTATATGTTTAGCTTCAAAACCTTTATCATCAATATATTCTTGTACTGCGTCTGGATTGCCACACACTGCTGGTATTTGTTGCCAATATAATTCATAATGTTTTTCATTAATACCGTGTTCAGCATAGGCAATACCACATAATAAACTTAAAACTATAATTATTTTTTTCATTTTCCCCTTTAGCTGTTGAGGTCGCAAGTAGGTTATTTAAATCACCTTATTAAATTTATGTCGTACTTTTGACTTTACTTTCGTTTTGTAATTTATAATATTTATAAAAACTATCAATAGACTCTATTAAACTTTGTTCATATTCTTTTCTATCTTTTACAAATGATGTCATAGTACCATCTTCGGCAGCAATCAGTATTACTAATTGTTCAATTTTTTTACCAAAGATTTCTTCATACATCATTGAATAACCTGTAGTTTGTAAAAAGTAATTTTCTACCCAATCTTCCTGACGTTCTTTATTTGCTGTTTTAAAATCTATTACAGATAATTTACCATTATATTCTGCGATACAATCTACTTGACCAGCAACCGTTAATTTGTCACTAAACATTACTGTTTCTAAACAGTGAATATTGTCAATTTGATCTAAATAAGGTCGCATTAATTTAAATAGACCTAAAGGTAAAACATCTCTAATTGAAGGAGTTTCATTCTTCAAGTATTGTTCTACAAGTGTGTGAGTTGCTTTACCACGTCTAGCGGCTCGACCCATTTCCCAATTGGCTACAGATTCGCCAATACTTTCACGCCACTTTTCTAAACCTTCTTTTTTTCTAATAGATAGTACGGATGTGATTGATGGATAGTTTTGACCTTTTATATCGTAAAACCTAAAACCATCTACTTTTTTACCTTTGACTTTAGGTAATAATTCTTCATTTAGTTGTATAAAATTAAATTTTTTTGCCATAATATTTCACCTTCATTTATTGTATCATTATAATATATCATAATATTAGGGTTTTGTCAAGGACTAAACACCCTTTTTCATATACATATCATTAAGCTGGTCGGGAGTTCAGTATTTGTATTCTTCATATTGAGTTTTACCGAAATCATTTCTAAAAGCTCTCAATAGTTCTTTTCTATTTCCTTCTTTTTTATATGATACGTGGATCCAACCTGAATTTGGTTCATCTGGACCTTTCCAAAACTCTAAAATCATTTGGTCGTAGTCTAAATTTTCATTTATCCAATGACACACTAATTGATTTGATTCACCAAAAATTTCAAAGTCCACTGCCTGCCCTTTAGCGTGCTGTGAATTTTTAGATGATCCTATTGCCTCACATAATGCTTCTGATCTAAAACCAGAGCTCACTGTGACTACTTTACCAAAGTGATCTCGTACTGGTTGTAGCACTTTTTCACATAATAACTTTAACGAATTAATTTGATCCTCATTTGGATTATTATTAATTCCTTTTCGGTCAGCCGTCTGGCTGGCAACTAGCTCTTTAAGCGTGAAGTTTTTGCTTAATTTCATTTAGTTTATCCTTTGCTTTTAATTTGAGTTTTTTTAACTCTCTTAATTCTAACCAACTTGTTGATGATCTATCATTACGTCTTTTATTTTCAATTTCATTTACTTTAGTTTTTAGTTCTTTATGTTTTGCTTTCGCTATCATATTAACCTCTTGTTAGTTTTAAGATTTTTTCTATCTGTGCCTTAATAATAGGACCTCTATTCGGCCAATGTATATAAGGTTCTTCGCTTTTAGATAGATTGTATAAAAAAGGTAAAATAACCTTTTCTATTTCTTTAAATCTATTTTGAATATCTGCGTCTGCCACTTCTTTAGATATAGTTTCTCTTTCAGCCACAATTTGCATTATTTCATTCATCATAGATTTAATATCGTTAACATCTGTTTTTACTTTTGCGATTTCTAAATTTGACGATTCTAATAATTTAGGATCTACAGTAGGTGTAGTTGTTGTTTTAGGTTGTTGAGATACAGCCGTAAAACCGTAGTCAACGTCCATATCAAACTCTCGCATATAATCTGGTAAATCTGCCATTAGGTACCTCTCGTAATTCTTTTTGCGTGTTTTTTAACTACTTGTTCTGTTTTAACTTGTTTGATTGATTTTTTGCCATATCTATCGGCTAGGGCACTGTTAGGGTGTGCCTCGGCAATTCTACTTAAATTGTCTTTCCATCCGCCATCTACTCTATAACTTCTACCTTGTACTCCACTAACTATATTTATTGAATTGATAACTTGTGTAATATGTTTATTCTTTTTTAAATAGTCTTCCATTTCAGAAATAGTCATCATTTCTGTAAATTCTTTGTTTGTTTTTTTATTTAAAAAAGTATAAACAGGCATTATTTAAAGTATTTGTTAATAACTGATAATTGATCGTCATATTCAGCAATTATTTTTAATTCTTTTTCAATTGCTTCTATTATATCTGGATGTTCACCAACACCAGCAGAATTTTTTAAATAAACTTCTACATTCATTTTGTGTTTAGCAATATGACCTTTTGCGTGGTCTTCTATTGCTTCTATCATATTTTCTCTATTGTATTCTTTAACAGCCATTTGTTTCTCCTTCATCTTTTAGTTCTTTCATTTCACTTTCTTCCAATCCTTTTCTTAATATTTCTTTTTGTTCGTCTGTCATAACTTCAAAAGGTTTATCCATACGTTTATACCACTCCATTTTCTATT